GAATCTGTAGTGCCAGCAGAGTTAAGTCTGTACCAAGCTACTGGTGAAGCTGCTGTTATCAGATCTGAATATTCGCTCATGACATCTCCGGTGAATAAGAAAGGACTGGAGCTTTCGCCCCAGTCCTAACTGATTTAGGGTAAGGTACAGTAAACTGGAGGACCAACCTTAAGAACTTCGTTCTTGATGAGTTGGAGGACAGTTGTTGTTGTAACAGCAAACCATTTTACGCTGACAACAGGCACGGAGGACGTAGCAGGATAGGTGAAATTCTCCCCAGAAATCTCTACTGCTTGATCTACCGTTACAACAACATCTTGAGGCATAAGTTACGCTACGGTTGTGTAAAAAATGCCTGAAGCATTCCATGTAATTTGGAACGTACCAGAAGAACTGGATTGGTTCGAACCAAAATCCACGTATGCAATAAGTGGAGATGTCGAAGCTGTACCAGTAGACTTATAGATTACAGCATAGCGAGCTGTAACTGTTGAAGAAGTCCATGATACATCAGCGGCATCAAATGTTTGCTTGTTAGTAGCGTTATCTTGAGTTACCGTCTTTGAACCAAGTGTAGCGCCACCACTGGTATAACCAGTACCTGATGCTTCGTTGGCACTTACGTCATCCCAGTAATCATGTGCGTCCTGGTCTGGCGTGTATGAAGAAGTAACTAAGGCTACCTTGATGGTGTCAGTATCGAAGTCAATCTCTCCATTGAGAGCCTTGGCTGGAAACTTGGTATAGAGTGCTGTAGTAGCCATCAGTTAAAACTCCTATCAGGTAAGCGTGTCGTGGATCTGGCAGCCCCAAGTTGACTTGAGAACCTTCACGTCCACCGAGTACCAACCCATGAGGTCGATCTTACGGCCAACGATGTTGTCGTCAACGTCAATGCGGATGTCATTCAACCAACCAAGACCAAAAGCCTTCTGCGAGAAGACGTAGTTTGGACGGTGGGTTGGGGTAGCGTCGTGAGCAGTTACTTGCGAGCTGACGAAACATGGGATACCGTATGGCGAACCAACATATCCAGCGTTGTTCGTAAAGCCCTGACCAAAGCCCTCAACAGTCTGCTTACCAACTGAAGCGAACGCAGCAGCGTCACCGAAAGCCTTACGAAGCTTCGCCCATGAGTATGGGTGGAATACTGCAAAGTAAGGACCAGGAACGTTGTTGGCTTCAAGGTAGCTGATTGAACTGAGGAAGTCATCCTGGGTCATGGCATCACCAGCGTCGTTAACAACTGTGGTGAAACCAGACTCCATGAGATCAAGCACGAGCTTGTCTTCGTCAGCGGCAATCGCACGACCCATCTGCTCACCATAAGGAGCAAGATCCTGCCAAGGGTCAGCGTACAGAGCACGCTTTGAAACCTCGACAAAAAGACCACGCTCAGTTGGGGTCAAGGTCACGCCATCTGTTGATAGCGTAGTGCTTGAAGGAGCAGTACCTTCAGTAAGAGCGGCAACCGAAAGCGACTGCCAAGCAGGAACGACGATTGAAGCGTTGCCAGGAGGTACAACGAAGCCAGAGACCAAAGGACGCATAACACGGTTAGCATAAGCATACGTGATAGCCTGATCGCTGACGATTGTACCAACCAGGTCATTAAGAGTGGTTGTATTTGAAATCGACATAGTTTTTTATTTCTCCGTATCAGGAATCGAAAATTGTATTAGATGATGAGTATGAATTATCTGTTAGCAGTTCACGATATCTCGCTCGAACAATCTCACGAGCTTTAGGATCTGCTTCAATTTCCTTAAGCGTGCGTCCGCCGAAAGCTCCCTGAGCCGGAGGACTTGATGCATTTGGGTTGGTGCTATTCGGACGAAGAGCCGAAGGATATGCCGGACGTTCTGACTGTTGAGGCTGTTGTGGCTCAGCTGGCTTGAGAATTCCAGCAAACTTGTTTACCACTTCAGCAGCAGTCATACCTTCTGGGATATTGATAATTGATGGATCCGCATCAATACCACGCTTGGCAAATTCTACTGCAACTTCGTTGTATAGCATCTTTTGCTCCAACTCGCGTACTTTGTGTCTCCAGGACGCATTTTCGCTGCGAAGCTCTTTAACGTATTCAGCATTGAACGTTAGCTGATCGTCATTTTCAGTTGTCATTGGTTCCTCCTGGGATGTGGGGATATGGCATCAAGCCGACATTTATATAGTATCAGATTATCTTATACTGTAAACTTTTGATGTATATGAGAAGTTTGATGGTGCGCTAATTGAGTAAGACTTAGGTACGTAATCATAATTGATCGCCGGACCAGTAGTTTCCCACCACTTCGTTGTTCCTGTGGTATTGGCTGGAACAGTGTAAGTCTTTGAGCTGAAAGCTCCAGTATTCAATGGACCTTGAACTGTAAGTCCTTTTGATGTGTTACTGACAAATGTATCAGTAGCTATCACGGTTTGATTACCATTAGCAGAAGTGCCAAGACTATAAGTTCTTGGTGCAAGTCTTTCCAATCCACCGGATGATCTGACATATGACTTGCCATCAGCTTCAACTTTTGAACCGTAACTTCCAGCAGGAGCTTCAATACCTTTACTCGATCCATCAAGTTGGTAATAATCAACTACTGCTTGATACCCTTTGCTAATTTCGGGAGAAGCTGATGAATTCAAAGCAATTGCTTTATCAATTTTGTTTAAATCGTAAATTCCTTGATCATAAGCAAAAGTATAACCTTCATATGTTGATCCTGTATCCATCAACTCAGCTTTTCCTGTTTGATCATTCCAGACGATCTTAGAAGAAGATATTTGAGCTACTGAATATGTAGAAGAATTAGTAGAAGCTCCATTTGCACTTGGCTTGTATAGCTCAACAAACATATTACTCAGAGAATTAGAATTAGTTGCTGCAAATGGATTTAGGGCTGCTGAAGTTAGCTCAGCATTAGAAAAACCTCGTTGCGATACAACAGTATTTGCTGGTGTTATTCCAAATGAACTTGGCGCACCTGAAGTTAGTGAATATCCTGTTACACCTGGACTTGGAAGACCATTTATATGATATTCTAATTGTCCAGTTAATGGATTTTGTATAAATCTATCTCTTGTAAGACTGAGTAGGCTATTAGCTACAGCATCGACGGTTGTACTCGATGGACCTGAGTAAATGTTACTTGTAGGACCAGTTGTAATAACTGATTTAGGAGACAACATACTCAATACAGATTGATAAGTTGGATCCGATGTAACAATGGGTGCAGGCAGTGGCACTGCATTTATATTGGGAATATTGTCATATCTGCGTTGAGTTAGTTGAGCCATTATTAGTCTCCGTAGTGTAAAGTGCAGAGTTAAGTTCCATATTAGTACGCCATTCAACTTCAGCTTCCATGTCAGTGTAAAGTGGGTTGCGCTTTTGCAACTCATCAATAGCACTTGTAAGACCAAGACGTAGATCTTGTTCAAGTTGAGCTGGATCAGAAATAGAAGGTGTCACTGTCTCTTCTGGATAATCAATTTCAACAGAATCAATCATAGGAAGACCAGCTACAGCGCAAATCAAATTAGCAAGTGCCAATTCATATCGTCTGAAGTTGACAGCTTTTTGATTGAATACAGTGATAAGTGGATACCAACGTACCATTAATTGAGCACCTGAAATATGAGTCTTATCTCCGTCTCCACCTTCAATAGTGATTTTGGGTACATTGGATGTGGCAAACAAACGATCTTCTAAATATTTGACAGCATCAAGTGTTTCATTGATCTTTGGATCCAGGTTCAAAACAGAAGCAGTAGCTCCAGCAGGCAAGTTGATAGCTCGACCTGGATGAAGCGTTACCGACTCGCCTGACTTATAACCACTGAAAGCAATGGGTGTACCTGCTTGCATTTTGATAGTAAAAGCAAGATGTGTCATCAATTGATTGATCTGGTTGTTGAGCTTGCGTACATTGACAGCAGGAGCATAGCCAATAAACTCATCATGCACAGCTTCACCATGAATATTGACAAATGGTAGGAAACCAAGAGGATTTTCGGTTGAACCTTTGAGAAGATTTCCTTCATAAAAAACTACTGCTTCACGAGTCCAAATCTGTTGTGCCAAAATACGCTCTGATTTGATGGAACCATCTTGTCCAAGGCGTGATCCATCAGTTACTCGATCAACAACTCTGACAAGTGAAATAGCGTCTGCTGTATTTGGATCGCCATCATTACCTACTGCACTGAATTGAGTTGCATCGTAAATACGTAGTCTATATCCAGATTCAGCAGTTTCATCAATGTATGGATGAATAAGGACTGAACCAGTCAATTCAGAAAGTAAGTCAGCTTGCTGTAGAAGGCTATCAATTGCGTTGTCAGCATATACTGCTTCAACATGAGCAACTGATTCAGCAGGGCCATTGAAGGTTCTATGTAGGGGACGTGAATAAAGTAAACGACAACGCTTATCCATAATTGGCTTGGTCAAGTTGATGATGAGAGGATCAACATCTTCATTCATCATGACAAGAGTTTGTTCTTGCTTGCCGTAATAGAAATCTTTATTGAGTTGAGCCTGTTCTTTACGGCTTCTTTCTTCAATGTCAACAGCTGCTTGCAAAGCCTTCTGCGTAATAGAAGCAGGAGTAGTCAAGTACGCATTGAAAATATTAGAGTTTGCTGTCACGATTGTTCATGCTCCCTACAGAAAAACGGTGGCTGAGTTTTTGGCGTACTCGACGGAAAAGGTTGGCGGCACTTAGCACATCTTTTCATAATAGTACCTGGGTTGTTTTGACGTGCACCATATTCGAATTGCTCCAAACGTTCAGCAACCCACTTGGCTTGATCAAATTGATTGACAAAAAAGTAGCGAATAGCATCACACATGTGATCATGAACACCATCTTTGAATGGTTCTTCTTTAACTACTTCAGTGCCATCTTTCTTATCATAGGTATAACCCATCAAAGATCGTATAGCTTCACGACAGTTCTTAGTAACAAAGAAGTTACGCACTCCATTACCGTTGCGAACGAAAGCTCTTACCAACGCAACGCCAGGTGCAATACGAGAAGGCTTGTTGATCACATGGAATCCACCATTCATACGGAGATAGTCAACTGGTGAAATACCTGATGATAATTCATCAGCATTACCAGCTGGATCTGTGTATACAGCTTTAACTCCAGAAGAATAAATTCCATGATGTATAAGTTTTTTATTGATTTCTTTGAGAATGTCTTCCATCTTCATGCGTGTAACATAAAGCTCATCAAACATGAATACTTGTGAATTGTCTTTGGCAACAGCCAAAAAGGCTACTGCACAAGGATTGGCATAGCCAAAATCCATTCCAAGATATATATCAAAATCATGAAGTGATGGTAGACCTTCATCAATAATATTTTCCTCGTTGAACTCGTCATAGACCATTCCTCCACGAGTAACAAATTCTCCCATGAATTCTTGACGGAAGTCCATTTCAGAAATGGAAGAAGCAATGGCTTTCAATTCATCTTCAGTCATCATAGGATTTTTGTAGGAAGGCCAATGCCAATAAGCCCAACGAGGATTCTCCAGCTTCTGCTCGGAAGCAGCTTCAATAGCCATACGGTAAAACCAGTTTCTACCATTTGGAGTAGAAATGATAATGGCTTTACCTTGCTTGTCAGCTAATGCTGGGAGGAGTGCTCGTGTCCAGATTTCTTCATATAAGAATGCCGCCTCGTCAATAACGACCATAGTGAGGCCACGACCACGGAGAGACTTTTCACTATCGCCGCCTTTGAAATATAACGTCGATCCATTTTTGAACCTCACTCTCATCAAGGTATCGTGCACAGTAGATATACCAGGAAGAAGTTCTTCTTTCATATTGATGAACTCATCCCAACCTACTTCTCGAGCCATAGCGATAGTTGGAGCAACCCACCAAGCAGTAGCATATGGAACTTCAATACAGTGTTTGATGATTTCCTGCAAAGCCATTTTGGATTTACCAACACGTCTTCCACCAACAATAACTTTGAACCTGGCAGGAGAATTATGTAATTCAACTTGATAATCGTATGGACAATAATCAATTTCTATGACGGGCATGGCCATACACCCCCAAGTAAACTACATCATCAGATAAGAAGTATGCAGTCAATCTAATATCTTCAACACCTTGTTCTTTAAGTTCTCTTACAACTGTTTGCACATCGATATGAAAGAACTTTCCCACAGTGCGAGGAAATACATCTGGAACAACAGGATATTGATCTCCTTTAGGTGGTTGCCTCAACCCCATGTAACTTCCTCCCATTGCCCGTTAGAATCGATTCTCAGCAACGTAGTGAGCATTACCCTATAGTGAGGGCGCAAAGCAATCCAGCCATTCCATTGAGCAATAGCTTCTGCCGTATTTGCAGCATGGCAAGTATAGATAATCTTTCTATCAGATGCCAGGAAATGATAAGACGTTTTGCTCATGTCCATGGATACACCTTATTAGCTCTTCTATACTCAGCATAGTTCATCATCACTGAATGAGTATGCTCACCATATTTGATCAATTCCTCCATAGTAGGAGTATGCTCAGGCTCCCAGTAGAACAACAGTTCACCATCGTCTGATAAATACTCGATAAAGAACGATTTGGAATCAGTTAGGATCATTATTTTCATGTCATTTACTCCGTGTAAGTCCACATTAATATCTGAGGGGAAAGAACTGAGGTAGGTATATTCTATGAG